GGAAGCCATCTGCCAGTGGTGCGGCGAGACGGTCGCTCACGAGATCGAGTTCAACCCGCGGCACGCCGACAGCAGGCAGCAGGCCGTGGCGATCTGCCACGGCCTAGTTGAGTACCACCTCATCAACGGCGACTGCGAACGCGGCATAGGAGGCTGACGTGGCTGCTCGTTACTCCACCCAGTCGTTCTGGTGGCATAACACGGCGACGGGCCGGGATGAGTTCGTGGGGCTGGGGTTCCTGCGGGACACGACGCATCAGGCGGTGGTGGACCGGTCGGAGATGTTCACGACGACGCCGCTGGACACCCCGGCGCTGGACCCGAAGCGCAAGGAATACCTGAAGGTCCACCCCGGCGAGTGAAGATCTTCGGGCTGCCGGTGGGGGCGGACGGGTGCGGCTACTACCGCTGCTACCAGCCGCTGGCCGAGCTGCGCCGCCGCGGCCACAACGTGATGCTGCCGGACCGGGACATGGTGTGGCTCCCCGACGCGGAGCTGAACGCGGGGCAGATCGACGTGTTCGCGGGGCAGCTGCTGACCGGGCCGCGGGGGATGGAGCTGTGGGAGTCGTGGGCGGGCAAGACCCGGCTGGTGTACGACATCGACGATGACGTGTTCTCCTCTGATCATGAGGGGAGCTTGTGGCACCGGCTGCCGGAGTGCCGGGATATCGCCGCGTACCTGATCAGCATCTCCGACCTGGTGACGGTCTCCGCCGAACCGCTGGTGGACGTGGTGCGGCGGTACAACAGCAACGTGACCGTGCTGCCGAACTGCGTGCACGAGGATCTCCTGGCGCTGGAGATGCCGCGGCGGGAGCGGGTGACGGTGGGCTGGTCGGGCGGCACGTCGCACCTGCGGGATTTCCGGTACGTCGCGCCGATGATCTCGAAGTTCCTGGTCAGGAATCCCGGGGTCGACTTCCACTTCGTCGGCGCCGACTACTCGCCGATCGGCGAGTGGAAGGTCCCGCCGGGCCGGTCGCGGCATACGCCGTGGACTCCTGACCTGTGGGATTTCTACCGCGGCGTGGACTTCGACATCGGGGTGGCCCCTTTGGATCCGGGCGGGGCGTTCAACCGGTGCAAGTCGTTCCTGCGGGCGCTGGAGTACGCGGCGCGGGGAATCCCGGTGGTGGCGTCGCGCTGCGAGGCGTACTCCGGGTTCGTGCAGCACGGCGTGACGGGGTTCCTGGTCCGGTATGACCATGAGTGGGGCCGGTACCTGCGGGACCTCGTGAACGACGCAGCGATGCGCGCGGAGATGGGCGCGGCGGCCAGGCGGCTGGCGGCGCGGTGGACGATCCAGGAGCGCTACGGCGCATGGGAACGGGCTTACGAAGGAGTGATGGATCGTGTGGCTGTCCCGTGAGAACGGCTGGTACACCGACAAGGACGGCAATGCGCTGTTCATCCGCAAGGGCGAGAAGTTCCTCGACACCGACGCCGCCGTGGCGGCGGCCCCGCAGATCTTCGACAAGATCTCCGATGACGTGCCCCCGGGCGCGGTGAAGGCGGCCGTGGCGAAGGCGAAGGCCGCCGCGGCGGCGGGCGGGAAGTCCGATGGGTGACGCGGGACCCGACGGGCTGATGTCCGCACCCCCCGGCGTCGACCAGGACGCGGGGTCGGCGAACACGATCGCGGCGACCATCGACGCGGCCAAGGCCATCGGGATGGCGCACGTCCTGGAGATCTCCCAGGACACCCTCACGGCGGGTGACAGCATCGGGGACCTGATGCCGGTGCCGCCGCCGCCGGATGTTGACACGTCGATCCTCGGCGGGCAGCCGCCGCCAATCCCTGGAGGCCAGTCTTGACATCCTCCATCGCCATGAACGGCGAGGATTCCCTGCACACAGCTGACGGACCTCAGCATAGTGCAGGGGCGGCGCCGCTTGGCTCTCGCGGTATCGCCGCCCCTGCGAAGTTGGCATCCCTTGCGGGGTGTCAGCCGTGTGCAAGAGGTTCGCGCTTCATCCCGGTGCCTTATTGCGCAAGAACGGTCCGCGCGCTGCCACCGGGTGCCCCCCGGCGGGTCCATCGGACACGCTCACTGTACCGCGCCATACCTGGAGGTGTCTGATGACCGCACCGCTGCCGCCCACGTCGGGGCCGATCAGCTCGCAGGAGCGGCTTGCCGCGGAGGATCACGGGGTGCCGCCGGACATCCAGGCGCCGTATGACGGGTCGATCCCGGGTGAGTTCGCCGCGGCGACGTCGGCGGGTGACGCGTGGTGCGCGGGCGCGTCGGAGTGGGCGGATTCGCCGCAGGGCTCGGGGATGGGCGGGTTCAGCCTGGACTCCCCGGCGGCGGCCGATGACTGGCCGTCGGGCATGTCGTTCCCCCACCAGGGCCCCTAGTGCACCCGTCGGCGTTCGCGTTCGCCGCTAACGCGCTGACCCCTGACCAGGTGAAGGGGAAACGGCTGGTCGAGGCCGGCGCGTACGACTATAACGGCAGCGTGCGGGGCGTGTACGAGGCGATGGGCCCGGCCCGGTACCTCGGCTGTGACGAGCAGGACGGCCCCGGTGTTGACCTGCCGGTCCCGGCGGAGCGGCTCCCCGCCGTCCTCGGCTACGACTCCGCTGACGTGGTGATCTCGACGGAGATGCTCGAGCACGCCCTGGACTGGCGCGGCGCGGTCACCGGGATGATGCGGATCCTGGCGCCGGGCGGCCTGCTGGTGCTGACCACGAGGAGCCCGGGGTTCCCGTTCCACCCGCACCCGGTGGACTGCCAGCGGTTCTCCGTCGACCAGATGGACGCGATCGCGGAGGCGTGCGGCCTGGAAGTGGCCGTGCTCGGGCCGGACACCGACCCCGGGTCGCCGGGCGTGTTCCTGCTGGCCCGCAAGCCGGAGCAGGGGTGGGATGAGGCGGGGATGGCGGAGGGCCTGGCCGTCGTCGAACCCGGCCCGCCCCGGTGAGGTTCGCGACCGACAAGATCGGCCACGGCTACCTGGGCGCGTACCTGCGGATCGCCGCCGTGCTCGGACCGCAGGCCCGGGTGTGCGAGATCGGGGTGGGCCACGGCCACGGCCTGGACCTGTTCCAGGCCCTGTACCCGGACGGGCTGGTCTGCGGGGTCGACGCGGACGGCGGCTGCCGCTGGCCGGACGGGACCGTCGCGATCATCAGCGACCAGGACAGCTCGTCGCTGCCGGGGCGGCTGCTGGCCGTGTCGGCGGGGTGGGACCTGATCGTCGACGACGCCTCCCACGACGGGGGGAAAACCCTGGAGACGTTCCGGCTGCTATGGCCCCTCGTGTCACCGGGCGGATACTACGTGGTCGAGGACTGGATGGTCGCGCTGGGCTGGCCCGGGTGGGACACGTCCATGCTCGACGCGGTGGCCGGGCTGCTGGGCCTGCTCGACGGCCACTCGGACGTGGAGCAGGTGACGTACCGGTACGGCCTGGCTGTCGCCCGCAAACGCCGGGGGTGACCCCGTGGTGCCGGGTGAGGTGCCGTGCCGGCGGTGCGGGCATCCCCGGGACGTCCACGAGCATTACACCCGGGCGGGTGACCTGCGCTGCGGCCTGTGCGAATGCCCGGAATGGCGGCCCCCCTGGCGGTGGCGGCTGGGATGGCGGAAGGGGTGAGGCGGGCGTGTACCTGCTGGGCACGGCGAAACTGGTGATCCCCGCGTGGGAACCGGACCAGGGGTGGCGGGTCCTGGACCCCGACGGGCACGTGGTCGACGCGGGCGGCAAGACGGTCATCCGCGTTACCGCGCTGGACCTGGCCGCGCTGATCGGCGTGCCGCTGCTCGGCACGGGACAAGAACGCGAAACCGAGGAGTAACTGATGGCGGCCATAGACCAGGCTCTCGTATCGATCCTGCTGAACGGGCTGACCCCGACCGGGGCGGCGGGGATCCCGGGGACGGCGATCGGCACGCCGGTCGGCACGGCCGCGATGAAACTCCGGCTGAACTCGACGCTGTCGACGGCGGCGTCGATGGGGACGGACATCGGGACGCAGACGTCCGGGTACACGGCGGGGGGGTGGACGTCGCTCGGCCAGTCCACCGCGTCGGCGGCCGGGACCGCGGTGGGCGTGCCGTTCACCACCCAGTCGTTCGTGTCGTCCGGGTCACCGACCGCGGTCGTGTCGTTCGACCTGACGGGCAGCGCGGCGCAGCGGTGTTTCTGGGGGCCGTTCAACGCGCAGCCGGTGAACGTGGGGTCAGGGAACACGTTCCAGGTAGTGGGCGGCTCGGGAGTTGCCGCGGGCATCCAGATCAGCCTGACGTGAGGCGGCACTGATGTCCGGGTTCAAGCCACGACTGCCGCCGGCTCCAGTACCGCGATGACTGCCGGGCTGAGTAATTGACGCTGCCTATCTGCTTGCGCGGGGAACCTCGGCATAGCGGCGGGAAGTGACCTTCAATGGTAACTTTCGACGCGGCCTCGACCGGGACACCCGCACAGTCGTCCCCGATCACCTGGTCGCACACCAATAACGGCAACGCGATCCTGGTCGGGTGCAACTGGGACACCGGCACCACCGACACGATCACGGCCGTCTCCTACGGCGGGGTGGCCCTGGCCAAGCTCGGCAGCATCCGCTCCGGCGCTGCCTCTAACGGCGGGATCTCGTTCTGGGGGAAGGTCGGCGGCCTGCCGGCCGGGGCGAACACCGTCTCCGTCACGCACGGCGCGTCCACTAACGGGCTGATGTGCCCCGGCGCGATCAGCGTGTCCGGCGCGGGCAGCCTCGGCACTCCCGTCACTAACAGCGCCACCGGCGTCGCCTCGGTTAGCGCCAGCGTCACGGGCACCACCTCCGGCGGGCTGATCGTCGCCACCGCCTGCTTCGGTAACAGCACCGGGACGTTCAGCACCACCGCGCCGGGCACCCAGCGGTGGGCCAAGACCGGTGACTCTAACACCGGGTCAGACAACACAACCGGGCAGACGTGCCCGTCGCCGGGCGGCACCCAGGCTGTCGGGTTCAGCAACACAATCACGAACGACGACTGGGGCATCGTCGCCGTCGAAGTCAAGAGCGCCGCCGCGATAACCGGAGGCAATCAGAGATTTCTCCGGCAAGCAGTCAGGCGCGCTTCACTCTGGTAAAAGGGAAACATTTGAATGGCCTCGCTATACTGGGTGCAAAGTTGCGCTTTCAGCACTACGGCAGCGCCGGTTAAGGTCGCGACCGGCACGGCTATTAAAACGCTTCTGCAGGTTGCCACGCCCTCAACCGAGCGGCTGAAGGTGGTTGAGTGGGGGATCTCGTTTGACACTCCCGCGTCGGCGTCGAGTATCGCGTGTGAGCTGGTGCAGACGGATGTGGCGGCGACGACCGGCACCTCGATAACCCCGGCGCCATACGAGGACCCTAACGACCCTGCCAGCCTGTGCGTAGGCGGCACCGCCTTGACGTGTTTCCAGCCGTCCGTCGAGGGTGCGACCACCGTGACGAGGATGGGTGACCTGCAGCTCATCGTGCCGCCTTTTAACTACGTGAAACAGTGGCCGCTCGGCCGTGAGTTCGGCGTCCCGGTTTCCAGGTTCGTGCGGGTGAGGGTCACCGCGACGGTCACGTGCAACGCGTACGCGTACGTTATCTGGGAAGAATAACTCATGGCCCGTTTTAAGCGGGCCTTTCCCGGTGCGCCTCGCCTGCGGCGGCCGGTAAGCGCCGGCGGGGTCGTCGTTGACTCGACGGGTTCGTCCCCCGCCGGAGCTGGCGCGGTCTCCGCGGTCGCCACCCAGGCTGTTATCGCCACGGCGGCGGGTGCCGGGTCGGCTGCCGCCGCGGGGACCGTGATCGCCGGGGCTTCGGCTGCGGGCGCGGGTGCTGTCACCGCGAATGCCGCCCAGATCGCCCCGGCTGCGGCTGCCGGGGCCGGGACGGTCAGTGCGGTCCCTGTCACGCAGGCCGCCTCGGCTACGGCGGCGGGAGCCGGGTCGGTCTCCGATGTCGTCACCCAGATCGCCGCCGCCACGGCCGCCGGCGCGGGTGCTGTCACCGCAGCCGGGACGGCGGCGGGCGCGTCGACCGCCTCGGTGGCGGGCGCGGCCGCTGTCACCGCGGCCGCCACGCAGATCGCCCCGGGGACGGCGGCGGGCGCTGCCGCGGTCACGGCAGCTGTCGCCCAGGCCGCGACGGCTACCGCCGCGGCTGCGGGTGCTGTCACCGGCGTCGCGACCCAGATCGCCGGTTCGGCGGCGGCGGGCGCGGGTGCCGTCGCGGACGTCGCCACGCAGATCGCCGCGGGGACGGCCGCAGGCGCTGCCGCGGTCACCGCGAAAGCGGTCCAGCCGGCCGCCGCTACGGCGGCTGCCGCTGCCGCTGCCGCGGACGTCGCCACGCAGATCGCCCCGGCCACGGCCGCGGGCGCCGGGTCGGTCACGGCGGCCGGGTCGGTGTCCGGGGCGTCGACCGCCTCAGTGTCCGGCGCCGGGGCTGCCGCCGCGGCCGCCACGCAGATCGCCCCGGCGGCGGGTGCCGGGGCCGGGGCTGTCACCGCGCAAGCCGTCCAGGCTGCCGCCGCCACGGCCGCCGGCGCGGGTGCTGTCACCGCGAATGCCGCCCAGATCGCCCCGGCTGCGGCTGCTGCCGCAGGTGCCGTCAGCGACGTTGCCACGCAGATCGCCCCGGCGGCTGCGGGGGCCTCGGGGTCGGTCACGGCGGCGGGGTCGGTGTCCGGGCAGTCGACCGCCGCGGCCGCCGCCGCCGGGTCTGCCGCCGCGGTCGTCACGCAGGCCGCCCCGGCGGCCGCTGCGGGCGCCGGGGCCGCTGCTGCTGCCGTCACCCAGGCCGCGTCCGCGTCCGCTGCAGGTACCGGGTCGGTCACCGCGGCGGGTAGTGTCGCCGCGGCGGGCGCCACCGCCAGCATCTCCGGTGCCGCCGCGGCCTCCGCCGCCGCCACCCAGATCGTCCCGGGCACTGCGGCCGGCGCCGGGTCGGCCGCTGCCGCCGCGACCCAGGCCGCGAAGGCAGCGGCCGCGGGCGCCGGGTCTGTCACGGCGGCCGGGCAGATCACCGGCACCGCCAGCGTGACCGGGGCGGGCGCGGCCACCGCCAGAGCCGCCCAGGCGCCCACCGCCGCCGCGGCGGCCGCCGCGGCGGTCCTGCCCGCCCTGTCCGCCCAGCAGGCCGCCGCCCTGATCACCGCCGCCGGGACGGCCACCGCCGCAAGCAGAATCCAGCTCGCATTCACCATCGGCGTCCTGACGGGCCGGGATGCCCCCCGCGCCGTCCTGGTCACCGCGGGAGCCACGGCCGGCCTGACAGCCGCCACGGCAGCGACCGGGACGCTCACAGCCGCGACCACCCGGACGGGAGGACCAGGCTAGTGGCACGCTATCCAGCCGGGCAGCCCATACGCCTGTCCACCACCGTCCGGGACGTCACCGGCGCCCTGGTCGACGCGGGCGCGCTGACCCTGACCGTGAAACTCGCCCAGGCCGACGGCACCCAGGCCACCGCCGGCACCTACGCCAGCCCCGCCCACGACGGCGTGGGCCTGTACCACGTCGACGTGCCCGCCGCCGACATCACGCAGACCGGGCACTACCAGTACGCCTGGGTCAGCACGGGTACCGGCGCCGGGGTCGCACCCGGCGACTTCGACATATTCGACCCCTACGAGACCGCCGTCATCAGCCTCCAGGACGCTAAAGACTCCCTGAACATCCCGCAGTCCGCGACCAGCTCGGACAGCGAGATCGCCGCGTACATCGCCGCGATCGAGAGCAGCCTGGAGCGGGCGACCGGGGGGCCGCTCGTCAACCGGACCGTGACCGAGCGGTCGGAGATGCTGTCGGGGCAGACCGTCATCCCCGTCCGGCAGCGTCCCCTCGTCACCGTCACCAGCATCGCGTCGGCGTCCGGCGGGAACATCGACCTCTCCGGCGGCCTCGACCTCGACGTCGGCGCCGGCCTCATCCGCCGCAAACTCGGGATCCCGTTCTACGGCCCGTACTGGTCGTGGCTGCCCCTGGTCAACGTCACCTATGTCGCCGGGTGGGGAACCTCGGTCCCGGCCGCGTTCGGCGTGTTCGCCCGGATCGTCATCGCCCACCTGTGGCAGTCCCAGCGCGGCCCGGCTGCCATGCCGATGGGCGGCGGGGAACTGGCCACCCCGCCAGGGTTCGGGTTCGCCATCCCCAACCGGGCCGCCGAACTGCTGAACGGCTCGCAGGGCGGGATCCCGTTCCTCGCCGAGGCCTACCTGTGAGCACCACCCGGTTCACCGATGCGGTCGCCGCGCTGCTCACCGCCTACCAGGCTGCGCCGGCCCTGGCCGGGGTCCCCGTGTACGACGGCCCCCAGATCACCGCCGCCGCCGACCCCGACTTCATCATCGTCGGCCACGACGCGGCCGCCGGCCCGGACGGGGCCCTCGCCGCCACCACGCAGGCCGGGGCATTCGTCCAGGCGTGGGCCGACACCACCACCGGGCGGGAGGAAGCCGGCACCGTGAACTGCCTGATCGTGTCCCAGACCGGCGACGCGGCGGACCTCCCCGGCCGCCGCGCCCGCGCCGCTGCCCTGCTGGCCGCGGCTGAAGACGCCGCGTTCTCCGTGACCGTCCCGCACCTGACGTTCGACGGGACCACCGACGGCCGGTTCACCACCGTCCAGGGCGCCGCGGGGGCCGCGGTCATGTGCGCCTACCGGGTCTCCTACTCCGCCCCCTGGGGCTGAGGACGCCGCACCCACACCCTGGCCCGGTTACCGCCGAGCAGGTCAACGTGATCGACCGGCAGCGTCCACTCGTCATCGCCGATCTTGAACGTGAGGACCGCCAGGAAACCCGCGGCCGGGTTCGGCTCATCGCCAGTGTCGATCTCGATCGGCGTCAGGTCAGGGACCGGCCCGAACAGGGCATCTATCTGCGCCGGATCGAATGTGCCGGTGAACCCGACCCGCTCATCATCCATACCGGGAGTGTAATTGCGCTGGCTGCTCATACACCCCGGTCCGTCCTGGTCCGTCGCTGACGTTTTCAACGGCTGGTCGGAGGCGCTGACCGGCCTCGGGGAGACGGTCGAGGAATACCCCCTCGACGCCACCCTCCGGTTCTTCTCCGCCGCCCTCGCCGAAACCGGGCAGACCCTGCCCTGCGGCTGCCGTGAAGTGCGGAAATACCTGGACCCCGACCAGGCCATCCGGCTCGCCGTCGACCCGATCCTGTCCGCCGCGAACCGGTTCTGGCCCGACGTGATCCTGTGCACCTCCGCGTTCTACATGCAGCCGTGGATGCTGGAGATCCTCCGCGACCGCGGCCAGAAGATCGTCATGCTGTTCACCGAGACGCCGTACCAGACGGACATGCAGCTGGGGATGGCCAGGTACGCGGACATCTGCCTGCTGAACGACCCGACGGGGATCGAGCAGTACCAGGCGCTATGCCCGTCGTCGGTGTACATGCCGCACGCGTACCGGCCCGGCGTCCACTACCCGCCCGGACCTGGGGTGGTGCCGGAATATGACCTGGCGTTCGTCGGCACGGGATTTCCCAGCAGGGTTGCGTTCTTCAACCGGATGGACCTGGGCGGCCTGAACGTGAGCTTGCGCGGCTTGTGGATGGACCTGCCCGAGGGGTCGCCGCTGCGGGACTGGACGGCCCTGGAATCCCTGGAATCCGACGACTGCGTTGACAACACCGACACCGCGGAGATCTACCGCAGGTCCCGGACGGGCATCAACTTTTACCGGGTTGAAAGCGAAGACGACCACGCCGGGCAGGGCTGGGCGGTCGGCCCGCGCGAGGTTGAGATGGCCGCGTGCGGCCTGTGGTTCGCCCGCGATCCCCGCCCCGAATCGGACGGGCTGTTCCCGATGCTGCCCGCCTACAGCGACCCGGCCGAGGCATCGGACCTGATCCGGTGGGCCCTCGCCCACCCGGATGAACGCGAGCGGGCGGCAGGCGAAGCCTGGGCCGCGGTCCAGGGCCGCACGTTCACCGAGCACGCCAAACAACTGCTCCGGTTGCTCGACCGGCAGCCCGTCACGATGTAGGGGAGAAAACAGATGCCATCCAGCAGGCGGCACGGCCGGAACGGGCAGGTGTACCTGAGTCTGACCACCGGCGGCGTTGCGGTGCCGGTACCGTTCCAGGCGGCCTGGACAATCAACAAGGCTTCCGACCGCGACGAGGTAACCGCGTTCGGCGACGCCAACAAGACATACGTCGGAGGCCTCCCCGACGCCTCGGGGGACTTCTCCGGGTTCCTCGACGCCGGCACATCCCAGACCTACGTCGCCGCCTCCGACGGATTGGCCAGGAACTTCTACCTTTACTGGGACGCGACCAATGATCCTAGCTCGTACTTCTACGGCACTGTTTTGTGTGACTTCAGCGCCGACGGTGCAGTCTCGGGGCCCGTGAATTTCAAGGCGACCTGGGCGGCAGCCGGTCCCGTGGTCCGCTACACGCAGTGGGGCGGCATCGGCACCTGATGGCGGACCTGGCCGACACCGCGTCCGAGCTGGAGGCGCTCGCGTTCCGGCTGCGCCGCGCCGGCGACACGGAGCTCCTCCGGGAAATCACCAAGGCGATGCGCGACGCGGTCGTCCCGGTGCAGGAGCAGATCCGGGCCGACCTCGGGCCGCTGCTGCCGAACCGGTACGCGGCGGCGCTCGACGCGGACCTGCGGCTGGGCGTGAACGTCCGCACGGGCGAACGTGACCCGGGCGTGGCCCTGACCGGGCAGGCCAGGGCCAAGGCGCGGAGGCTGCGGTATCTCGACGCGGGCCGGCTCACCCACCCCCTGTTCGGCGACCGGGAGCACTGGTACACGCAGGAAGAGCCGTCGGTGCAGCCCGGCTGGTTCACCGGCCCGGCGGAGGGGGCCGGGCCGCGGGTGCGGGCGGGGATCGAACGGGCGCTGGCCGACGTCGCAGACAAAGCCGTCAAATAAGGGAGACCGCGATCAAGATAATCCTGGACGGTGAGACGTTCGAGTATGACGGCACCAAGACGCCGATGTCTGAGGCGCTGGCCATCGAGCACGTGTATAAGCGGCGGTACGCGGAGTGGCAGTCCGACCTGGAAGCCGGGTCGGCTAAGGCGATGTGCGTGCTGGCGTGGGTCATCTGGCGGCGGGACGGCCGGGACGTGCCGTTCGAGGACATCCTGGACGGCACAGCCGATTTCGACCTGATGGAGATGCTGACGTCGATGGCGGAGGCGGCGGCGGCGGAGCAGGCGGATCAGGCGGCGGCGGACCCTACGCCGCCGTCGGCCCCGGCTGGCACACCTGGGACAGGCACCGGTACCTTGCCTTCTTTGCCCGCGAGTTCCACATCCGCCCGTGGGAAATCGGGCTCCTCGAAGTCGGGGACTTCGAGGCGCTGATCGACGCGGCTGAGGAGATGATGGACGACCGTTAGCCGGTGGTGACGGCGTAGTCGTGGCCGTCGGTCAGGATCGGCCCGAACTGGCGGGCGGCGTCCTCCCACTTGTCGCGGAGCGCGTCGGTGGCGAACGTGGCAATGTCGACCTGCTGCCCCTTCCACGTGGCGCCGCCTTCGCGGGTGGCGTAGAGGGTGGGGTCGATGGGAGTGACGCCGGTCGCGCCGATCTGGCTGGCGACCTGGGCGACGGTGGGGGCGGCGGGGCTGGTCCCGCTGGTGGCGGCGGCGGTGCCGCCGCATCCGGCGAGGGCGAGCACGGCGACCGCCGCGGCGATCCTGGTCCTGTTCATGGCTTCTGTTTCAGTGCCTGGGCGATCAGGAGGCGGATGGCGTCGGCGATGGTGATGCCGCCGTTGGCCTTGGCGTAGGTTTTGACGGCTTCGGCGAGGTCGTCGTCGAGGCGGATGTTGGTCGTGTAGGTCACGGCGTTCACTCGCTGACCAGGTAGGACTCGGGGTACATGGCGTAGCGGTTGTGGTCGCGGGGTGCGTTAGGGCCGATGTCGAATCGGATCATGGATGCGCCGGCGAACTTGACGTGCTCGACCGTCTCGACTTCGATTTCGACCTGGAAATACACGGCGCCCTTGATGTCGGTCCCGTATGTGACGATTTCGGCTGCGGTGACGGCGTGGATCCGTGCGACCCAGGCGGTGTCGCTGGTGTTGATCCTGACTGCGGGCATTTTCTGCTCTCTCTCTCTTAAGTGATACCCCCACGGTACCAAGTTGGTACCGGGAATGCAAGCGGGGCGGAAGGCGGGTGACCGGTGGCGGGCGAGTCGATCACCTTCGACTTCATCGGCCGGGGCGCCGGGACGCTCGCCGGCGACTTCAAGAAGACCGGCGACAACGCCGCCCTCGCCGCCAGGGGCGCCCGGCTGTGCGCCGACGCGATCGACAAGCAGCGCAAGGCCGCCGACACTTCCGTCGGCGCGACCCTGGCCCTGGCCAGGGCCGACAAGATCCTCGCCGACGCCGAAAGCGAACTCGCCCGCGACGCCGCCCTGGCGGACGTGGCGCTGCGCGGGCAGGGCGACGCGGCGAAGAAAGCCGGCCGGGACGCCGCCGGCGCCCGGGGCAGTTTCGGCGGGCTGGCCGGGGAGGTCACCGGGTTCGGCGCCGCGTCCGCCGCCGCGTCCGGCAAGAGCAGCCTGTTCGCCAAGGGCCTGGCCGCGCTGAACCTCGCCTCCGGCGTGCTCGAACCCGCGCTGGCCGGGGTCGTCGTCGCGGCGGGAGGGCTGGCGGCCGGGCTGGCGGCGGCCGGCGCCGGGATCGGCGTGTTCGGGGTCGTGGCCAAGACGGTCGTCGCCGAGGCGTCCAAGGCCGCCACCGCCTACGCCGCCGCGCAGGCCAAGATGAGCGCCGCCACCACCTCCGCGCAGCGGGCCGCGGCGCTGAAGGCCGAGAAGGCCGCGTTCGCCGGACTGTCCCCGCCGGTCAAGGCCCTCGCCGTCGAGCTCGGCAACACGCAGAAAATGTGGACGGCGTTCACCGACGCCGCCGCGCCCGGGGTAGTCGGGGTCATCACCCAGCTGAACACCGGCCTGTCCTCCGCCGGGT